TTATGAGCCGCGGGCACCGGTGATGGAAGAGCAAAAAAACACACAGCCATATTTATCGAGAACGGTTCTGATTATTTGGGACTTTTTCTCATTGGACCGGAGTGAGTCAGAATGGGCAAAAACGGCTCGGATCAAGACTGGATCTTGACATATTATCAGGGAATTAAGAACGGATCCGAGACTGTCGGTCAATGGATACTGGCGGTTTACGAGTATATCGTGACCGGACTCAATGCAAAGCTGTTTTGCTTCGACCAAAAGAAGGCGAACGACGCCGTTAACTGGATCGAGTCGCACTGCTTTCATGTAGAAGGTCCGCTCGCGCCTGGGCCATTGAAGCTGTCTCTCTGGCAGAAGGCCCTGATCAGCTGCATCTTCGGACTGGTAAATGAAAATGGTCAACGGCAGTTCTCTGAGATTTTACTTGTTATCGGGAGAAAGCAAGGGAAGAGTGCGCTGGCTGCGGCTATAGCAAAATATATGTGGTGGGTCGCAGGTGGGTACGGTGCGAAGATCTTCACGATAGCACCGAAGCTTGACCAGGCGGACATCATATACAACAACCTGTGGCAGCAGGTCCTTCTGGATCCGGAGTGGCAAGAAAAACGTGACAAGCTTGAGGAAGCGAGAAAAACCGCACACGTCAAAGATGATCCGGAGCTTGCCAGACACAGACAGCAGGATCTTTATCTGCCATCAATTAACAGCACGGTCAAGAAGATCGCTTTCAGCGCCAGGAAGTCTGATGGCTTCAACCCGAGCCTGTGTATCTGCGACGAGATCGCGAGCTGGCAAGGCGACAACGGCTTGAAGCAATACGAGGTCATGAAGTCCGGCATGGGCGCCAGAGGCGACGCCATCATGCTGAGCTGTACGACGGCCGGATATGTAGACGGAAGTATATACGACGAGCTCTTAGCGAGATCTACTCGCTTTTTACTGGGCAACAGCAAAGAGAAGAAGCTGCTGCCCTTTTTATATGTCATTGATGACCCGGAAAAATGGAACGACATCAATGAGCTGCGTAAGAGCAACCCGAACCTAAATGTTTCTGTGCCAGTGGACTTCCTGCTGGAGGAGATCGCAGTCGCGGAGGGATCGCTCAGTAAGAAGGCTGAGTTCATGACGAAGTATTGCTGCGTAAAGCAGCATTCGTCCCTCGCATGGCTGCCTGCCGTGGCCGTCGAACGTGCAGCTGCGGATCCTCTTCCGGATCTGAGCGCGTTCAAGGACCACTACGCAGTCATTGGAATCGACTTGTCCCGTACGACGGATCTATCGGCCTGCACTGCGGTGATCCAGAAGAACGGCGAGCTGTACGTGTTCGCGAAGTTCTTCATGCCTGGCGCAAAACTGGAAGAGGCGATCGCCAGGGACGGCCTGCCGTATGACATCTACGTGCAGCGTGGTCTGCTGAAACTGTCCGGCGAGAACTTCATAGACTACCACGACGTATACAACTGGTGCTGCGAACTGGTGGAGCGCTGGAAGATCTATCCGCTGCAGGTCGGGTACGACAGATATTCCGCACAGTACCTCGTACAGGATCTGGAGGTATACGGCTTTCACACGGACGACGTGTTCCAGAGCTTTAACCTTACGAGCCCGATCAGGGAGTTCGAAGGCCTGATGCGGGACGGCAGGATCCATATCGGCGACAACGACCTGCTGAAGATTCACCTGCTGAACGCAGCGCTAAAGCACGACACCCAGACGGAACGGGTCCGCCTGGTAAAGATACAAACCAACGATCATATCGACGGAACGGCTGCCCTGCTGGATGCCTTTACGGTGCGACAGAAGCACTGGAAAGAGATCGGCGGACAGCTTGAGAACACAGGGAGGTAAATCCTTGGGCTTATTTGACAAGATCTTCGGCCGCGACACGACGCCGCCCAGGCGCGAAGAGACATCCTTCAGACTGCTGAGTGATTACCGGCCTGTCTTTAGGACCTGGGGCGGCGAACTATATGAGGACAGCCTTGTCCGGGCGAGCATCGACGCGAAGGCTCGGAACATAAGCAAGCTGCAGATGGTCATCCAGGGCAGCGCGAAGCCGAAGCTGATGACGCAGCTGCGCAGGAGGCCGAACAGCTTCCAGACTTGGGGCCAGTTCCTCTATCGGGTCAGCACGATCCTTGACATGCAGAACACGGCGATCATCGTTCCGGTCATCAACGACACTGGCGAGACTGTCGGGATCTTCCCGGTTTACTATACGAGGCTCGAGGTCGTCGCATTTAAGGGCGAGCCGTGGCTCCGTATGGAGTTTGCGAACAACGACCGCGCTGCGGTGCAGCTGAGCAAGGTCGGGATCCTGACGAAGTTCCAGTACCGGAACGACCTGTTCGGAGAGAGCAACCGTGCTCTGGATCCGACGGCCAGACTGATCGACATGCAGAACCAGGCGATCCAGGAAGGCGTCAAGATGGCCGCGTCCTATCAGTTCATGGCCACGCTGTCGAACTTTGCGAACGATGAAGACCTGGCAAAAGAACGGCAGCGCTTTACTGAGCAGAACCTCCGGGCATCCAATGCCAGCGGCGTGCTGCTTTGGCCAAACACTTACAAGGACGTAAAGCAGATCGAGACGAAGCCATACGTCGTGGATCCGGAACAAATGAAGCTGATCCGCACGAACGTGTTCGAATATTTTGGCACGAACGAAGACGTGCTGCAGAACAAAGCCTACGGCGATGCCTGGGCTGCTTTTTATGAGGGATCGATTGAGCCCTTCGCGGTCCAGCTGTCCGACGTGCTGACGAATATGCTGTTCACCACTACCGAGCAGGCGAACGGTGCGCTGATTATGGCCACGGCCAACCGCCTGCAGTACATGACCAACAAGGACAAGGCCGACACGACCGCGATCTTCGCGGACAGAGGCCTGGCCACCATCAACGAACTGCGTGAGATCTGGAACCTGCCGCCTCTGCCTGATGGCCTGGGCGACACGATACCGGTGCGCGGCGAGTATTACGACCTGCGAGACAACGATGAGGAAGGAGGCATCCTAAATGTCGACGAATGACATCAGCGAAAAGCTGCAGAAAAAACTCAACCAGGACAGAGAGTTTCGTGACATGGAAGTCCGCGCCATCGAATCCGAAAACAGTGACGAGATGGCCGTGGAAGGCTATGCCACCACGTTCAACGATCCGTATCTGCTCTGGAGCGAGCCTGGCTATCGCGTGTATGAACAGATCGATCGCGACGCCTTTACCGGCTGCGACATGAGCGACGTGATCATGCAGTACAACCACGAAGGCCGCGTCTTCGCCCGTATGAGCAACGGCACCCTGACGGCCACGCCTGACGAACACGGTCTTCTTACCAGGGCGATCCTGAGCGGCACCGAAATCGGCAGACAGCTGTACCAGGAGATCAAGGGCGGCTACACCAACAAGATGAGCTTCGGCTTCACTGTTGCGGAAGACATCCGCGACATCCAGGAGAACAAGGAGACCGATACGGTCACCATCACCCGCACGATCAAACGGATCGGCAAACTTTACGACGTTTCCGCGGTAAGCCTTCCGGCAAATCCCGGTACGAATATAGCAGCTCGCAGCTACGGCGAAGGAGTTATCGCCGAAGTGAAGGCGGAGAGACAGAGAGCTGCAGAAGAAGAAGCAAAGCGACAGAAACTTATCAGCGAGATCCGGAAATCGCTGAGGAAGGAATGACACATGGAAGACATCAAGACCCTCGAGACCGCAGCGCTCGAAGAGCGAGCCGCAGAAATCGATAGCGTTATCGAGACTGCGACCATCGACGAGCTGGAGGATCTCCAGGAAGAAGCGAGAGCGATCGGCGACGAGATCGAGGCGCGCAAGGCCGCCGAAGAGGAGCGCAGAGCGCAGGCCGAGGCCGTCGTAGAAGACGTTCACGCAGAAGTTATCAACAACATCGAATCCGTAGAGGAGAGAAAAATGAACAACATGGAAATCAGAAACACCCCTGAGTACATCGACGCTTATGCCGAGTACATCAAGACTACCAACGACAAGGAATGCCGTGCACTGCTGACCGAAAACGTCAGCGGCACCGTGCCCGTACCCGAGTTCGTCTATGACATCGTCAAGACCGCATGGGAGAGAAACGAGATCACCAGACTGGTCCGCAAGACCTACGTCAAGGGCAACCTGAAGGTTGGTTTCGAGATCAGCGCAGACGGCGCAGTCAAGCATACCGAAGCTGCCAACAGCGCAGTCAGCGAAGAGAACCTCGTTCTCGGTATCGTCAACATGGTCCCGGTCAGCTTCAAGAAGTGGATCTCTATCTCCGACGAAGCTCTGGATCTGCGCGGCGAAGCATTCCTGCGCTACATCTATGACGAGATCACATACCGCATCGCACAGAAGATCGCAGAAGATCTGCTCGACAAAATCGTTGCCTGTGGCACGGTCGCAACCACGACTCAGGTCTCCGTTGCCTCCATCAAGGCGACTCAGCTCAGCCTCAGCCTCGTGGCCAACGCTCTGGGCGAACTGTCCGGCGAAGCTACCAACCCGGTAGTCGTTCTGCATCCGGCAACCTGGGCTGCCATCAAGGGCGTACAGGCCAATGGATCCTATGCGTATGATCCGTTCGAAGGTCTGCCCGTAATCAAGAACAGCCACATCACCGCGTTCAGCGCAGCTACCACCGGCGTTCCCTACATGATCGTAGGCGACTTCGGTCAGGGCGCTCTGGCGAACTTCCCGAATGGCGAAGGCATCGACTTCAAGTTCGACGACCTGAGCAAGATGGAATACGACCTCGTCCGCATTCTGGGCAGAGAGTACGCAGCCATCGAGCCCGTTGCCTGCGGCGCGTTCACCAAGATCGTTAAGTAAGCAACCCTGGCGGGTTAGGCTTAGATGCCGGCTGCAGGTCTCCTGCTTCCACCTGTGGCCGGTATTTTCGTAAATGGAAGCAGACAGGAGGCAGGAAAATGAAAACACTCATCGCAGTGCCGTGCATGGATCAGGTGGCAGCGCATTTCGCGAGCAGCCTGGCCACGCTGAACAAGGTCGGCGAGTGCCAGATCGGCTTCCAGATCGGGAGCCTTATCTACGACGCGAGGAATAATTTCGCCAAGCAGGTCATTTCCAAAAATTTCGATGCTCTGATGTTTTTTGACAGCGACATGATCTTCCCACCGGACACGCTGGAGAAGATGGTGAAGCACATCGAGGACGGAAAGGACATCGTGTCCGGGTTGTACTTCAAACGGCGCAATCCGTTCGATCCGGTTATCTATAAGGAACTCGGAATCGACGAGGAGGGTCAGGGCTACTACGAGGATTATTTAGATCTTCCGGAGAGCCGTGAGCCGTTCGAGGTCGCCGGCGTGGGAATGGGCTGCTGCATTATCAGCAAGACCGTCCTGCTGGACGTAATGCTGAACTATCAGACCTGGTTCAACCCGATGTCAAGCTTCGGCGAAGATCTCGCGTTCAGTATCAGAGCTCGCGAACTCGGCTACAAGATCTGGTGCGATCCGACGATCAGCTGCGGACACATCGGCCAGCTCATCATCAACGAGGACGTCTGGCGGACAATACCAAAGAAGGCACCGGCAAAATAAAGGCTGTGCTTATGTGGGCAGCAGGATCCTCCGCCTGTTGTCCACTTCAGTAAAAGGAGAGATATATGCTCGCACTTGTAAAATTGGCGCTGCGGATCAGTACGACGGCTTACGACGCTGAGCTGAACATGCTGATCGCGTCCTGTCTTCAGGAGCTGGAGGCCATGAACGTGGTCATCGAGACCGGTGATGACGGTGCTCCCACTTCGGAGCAGGTCAAAGCCGCTGTCGTTGCCTACTGTAAATGGCAGTTCGGCAACCTGGAAGAAAAGGACCAGTGGCGCGACATCTATCACACGAAGCTGGCGCAGCTAAAGACCATGACCGGCTACACGGACTGGAGAGATTGACATGGCTGAAGCAATCGACTTCTACCTGGTAAAGGAAACCTACTCGAAGGACCAGTACGGTCAGCTGACGGCGAGCCTCAGCAGAAGACAGCTGCTCGGTGAACGCGAAAGCGTGACCAGGGCGGAGTGGTCTGCTGCAGGTGAGAACGGACTGCAGGCCCAGTGGCAGATAAACATGTTTGCACCTGACTACGAAGGCGAAAAGGTCCTCCAGATGTACGACGAAAGCAGCACGCTGCAGAGTTATGGCATTTACCGTACGTTCCGCAGAGGCGACACGCTGGAGCTGTATCTGGAGTGGAAAGTCGGCGACAGCAACGGTCCGGCTCCTGAGGATCCAGCCGATCCGGTTGATCCGGAGGACGAGAACGATGGCACAGAGTCTGACGGTTGAAGAGTTCGCCCTGGCGATCAATGAGGCGCTGAAAGAGTTTGCCGGCGCGGTCGACGCCGATGTCTGGTACGTGACCGAAAAGGTCGCAAACCGGGCAAAGGAAAACGTCGTTCGCGGAATAAAGACTTCCGGCATCAAAGGCACCGGCAAGTACCGTAAAAGTATCGCTGTCCGGAATCTGAAGTCCCGGGAGTTGCAGAAGAAAAAGGTCATCTATGCCAAGGCGCCGGAATACAGACTTACCCACCTGTTGGAGTACGGTCACGCCAAGGTGAACGGAGGCCGCACCAATGCGTTCTCGCACTGGGAGCCGGCAGAACGGCAAGCGATTGAAGACTTTATGAACGAATTACGGGAGGCACTAAGTGACCATTAGCGAATTAAAAACCATTCTGGAAAGTGTGACGGACTTCTCCGACAAGGTCGTCTACTACCAGTGGCCAATCAATGAGGCGCCAGCCCTGCCCTTCGTCTGTTTCTTCGAGACGCAGGCCTACACCTTCCCGGCGGACAACGTGGTCTATTACTATCGCCCGCGTTTCAGCGTCGAACTTTATACCAAAAACAGAGACCCGGAAACAGAGGCCCTTTTCGAGGCGGCCTTCACCACTGCCGGGCTTTATTACACCAAGGAGACCGAGTACCTGGAAGACGAGCGCTGCCAGATGACGGTCTTCAGTTTATAAGGAGGCCAAAACATGGCAGAAAACAAGGTCCGCTTCGGACTGAAAAACGTCTACTATGCTGTCCTCACTGAAAGCTCCGACAACACGAACAACACCTTCGCATCTCCGAAGGCCGTGCCCGGCGCTGTCAGCATGACTCTGGACAGCAACAGCTCTGACGGAACCTTCTACGCAGATAATGTCTCGTACTACAAGACCTTCGCCAACAACGGCTACACCGGCACGCTGGAAATGGCCCGTATCAACGACGACATGATGAAGGACGTCTTCGGTATGACTGTCAACTCCGCCAACCTTCTGGTGGAATCTACCGGCGTGCAGCCGAAGCCGTTCGCGCTGATGTTCCAGGTAGAAGGCGATCAGAGAGAAGAGCTGAACGTACTCTATCGCGTCGTTCCCACGTCCAAGCCGTCCATCGGCTCCCAGACCGTAGAGGAGACCGTTGAACCTGTTACGCAGAGCTTCGACTTCGAGGCGCTTCCGTTGGTCACGGGTCCGTCCTATCAGAAGGGTCTGATCAAGGCCAGAACGACCGACACGACTGCGACGGCAACCAGAACCGCATGGTTCACGACCGTCCAGATCACGACTACGACGTAGTAAGGAAGAGAGCGGCGGGCCTTCGGGTCCGCCTTTTTCTCGATAAGGAGGCAGACAAATGAGAAGAACGATCACGATCGAGGGCAAGGACTACCAGATCGAGTGTAACGCCCTGCTGCCGAGGCAGTACCGGAAAGAGTTCGGCACAGATCTCGTGGCAGGCATGCGGACCTTAAAAGCTGAGTACGATAAGGACCCGAACAACGTCAGCACGGAGATCCTGGAGAATCTCACCTGGCTGATGCTGAAGGCAGCCGGCGAGGATGTAGGCAGCACGGTCGAGGAATGGCTTTCCGGAATAGAGGACAGCTTCGCCATCTACACCGTCATGAACGACGTGGTGGATCTCTGGCTGAACTCGCAGAAAACGACCTCAGTACCTAAAAAAAAATAAAAGCGACCACCCGGGAACCGAACGGCGCGATCTTTATGCTGCGCTGTGCTGAGCTTGGGCTATCAGACGAAGCCCTGGCTGGTATGACGATCGGGATGGTCTACGACCTGCTTACGGAGCAGGCAAACGATCAAGAAGATTACCCGGTCAAAGGTGACCAGGAAGACATAGAGAGGATATTCGGCTAAATGGCAGGAAACATCAAGGGCATCACCATTGAGATCGGCGGCGACACTACAGGACTTGACAAGGCCCTAAAAGGTACGAATACCGCCATCAAGACCACCCAAAACAACTTAAAAGAGGTAAACAAGGCCCTCAAACTTGACCCGACCAACACCGAGTTACTGGAGCAGAAACAACGCTTGTTAGGTGATGCCGTCAAGGCGACCTCCGAGAAACTCGACACGCTAAAGACCGCACAGGAACAGGCCCTCGAACAGTTAGCGAAGGGCGAGATCGGACAGGAGCAGTACGATGCCTTGACCCGTGAGATCGTCGAAACCGAGGCGGCCCTTAAAAAGGCGACCAAGGAGGCCGAGAATTTTTCCGTTGGTATGGAAAAGGCAAAGGTCGCCGTCGGCAAAGTCGGTGCGGCGGCAGAAGATGTCGCAAAGAAAACCAAGGCCCTTTCCACGGCGGCAGGTGGCGCATTGGCGGCGATCGGTGGATTGGCATACAAGACCGTGCAAGCCGCAGACGATTTGTCGCAACTGTCACAACAGACAGGAATTAGCACGGACGACCTTCAGAAGATGCAGTATGCGGCAGATCTTGTCGATGTATCGGTAGATAGCATTACTGGATCGTTCACCAAAATGAAAAAGGCGATGGCCTCGGGTGATAATGGCAAAGCCGCTTTCGAAACCCTTGGCATTGCGGTGCGTGATGCTGACGGTGCGTTGCGTGACAGTAACGAGGTGTTTTATGAGGTCTTGCAGGCACTGTCGCAGATAGACAACGAAACCGAACGGGACACCGTGGCGATGGAGATTTTCGGCAAGAGTGCCGACCAACTCGCAGGCATCATCGATGACGGCGGTGCGGCCTTAAAGGCATACGGCGACGAGGCAGAAAACCTCGGCCTCATACTGGACGGCGAAACCCTCCAAGGCCTTAACGATGTAAACGACACCATCGACAAGTTAAAGGCGCAGGCAGGCGCAGAACTGGCCAAGGCTGGTGCAAATGCGCTTGAAGCACTCACGCCTGTGCTGGAGAAGGTCATCGACAAACTGTCGCAGCTATTCGACTGGATAGGAAGCCTCGACGAGAGCCAGATGCAGACCATCGTGACTATACTGGCGGTCATAGCAGCCATTTCGCCCATCGCTGGCATTATAGCGACTATATGCGGCGCGATAACATCGTTCCTCACGATATGGCCACAAGTGCAGGCCGTCGGGACGGCTATCAAAGCATTCGCGGCGGCAAACCCGATGGCGTTGGTCGTTGCGGCGGTTATCCTGCTTGGCACCATCATCGCGGCGAACTGGGACAAAATTAAGCCGATACTTGACGCACTCTGGGAGAAGGTCAAGACGGTATTCGACAATGTTAAAACCAAAATCGAAACAGCGATGGAGGCGGTCAAGGGTGCCTTTGAAACTGTAAAAGGCGCGATAACGACCATCTGGGAAGGCATTATCTCTGCAATAAAGAACGCAATCAATTCGGTTCTGAAACTCATCAACAACCTGTCGTCAAAGGTCAACACGGTAGCTGACAAAATCAACGGCAGCGGCCTCGCGAAGTTACTCGGCATTCAGATCCCGAGCATCGCACAGGTGCCTCTGCTGGCAGGCGGCGGTGTAGTGTCCAGCGGTTCCGCGATCGTCGGCGAAGCAGGCCCCGAACTCGTCACGATGCAAAATGGTGCGGCCCGTGTTCAGCCTCTCGCAACTACGACCAACACATACAACACCATCAACAATACGAGCAGGCAACCCTTGCAGGTAAACCTTGTTTTGGACGGTATGACCATCGCCCGCAAACTGGTTGATCCGTTACGGACGGCAGAGGCCGAACGAGGCCCCGTATTCGTGCGTTAGGAGGTTACTATGGCAAATGCGATCACGCTAAAAGTCAACGGCGTGGATTTGAGCGGTTATATACAACAGGAAACCGACATCAGCGAAACGATGACCAAGGTCGTTGGGCCTGCACAGGATGTCGCTGTGGACGGCACGACCATTCCCGACCTTATCAAGATAAAGTGGAATCCGTCTTTCCGGCTCAAGCCTCTACCGCAGGCCACGATGCAGATGCTCATAAACCTTATGCAACTGGAAACGGTCACGCTTCAATACACGAGCGTTACGAGCGGCACGCTTCGCACCATCACGGCGATGCCGGTGAGTATGCAGGTGCAGTATGCCACGAGCAAATGGAACGAGCGCATCTACGCAGATACACCAATCTCCTTTGAGGAGGTGTAAGCCGTGATACAGATTTTATACAACGGCGACACCGTTTTCCACGGCGATGCGGCGGCAAACGGCACGGACGGCCTCATTATGAGCGGTAGTGTGAACCTGCGTGTTTCGTTATTTGGCGACGAACTCGCAGAGGACACAATGACATTCCGTGTCAATAGTAACGCTTTGACGGAACCTGCGACGGGTTATTCGTACCTTTACACCGTCAATATGGAACCTGTGCAGACAAACGACGAGGAATACTATGTCATTGAAACCGGCTCGGTAGATTGGAGAAACTTTACCTATGGCGCACCCGTGCTTTTGTACAACAGGCCCGGCGGCTCAATCATCGGTCGGTTCTATCTGCTTGATGTAAAGCAGGTCAGCCGCAAGACCCTTGAGTTTGTCTGCACGGACGGCATCGGGATGCTCGCTCGTATGGGCGACCACAATGGTGGGTTATATAATGGCGAAACTTTTGGTTCCGTTGTGGGGAGTATTTTCGCAGGTTCAAATATTGCTTATGAACTTGTTGGCGATGTGCGTAATGCCACTGTCCGTGGCAGACTCCCGAGGGCAAACAGGCGGCTCAATCTTGCGGATGTGCTCAACTCTACTGGGGCGACCATCGTGGAGTCTGGCGGTATGCTTTATATACGCTATCTATCGCAGAACTCGCCGCAGGAGTTTTCAAAAGTATATCTCAATGGCAACGATGTCAGTTACGGCACTCAACTTGCGACCGAGGTGCAGGTCGTGGAGCATTCCTTCTATGCGCTTGCAACAGATCCCGAGGTCACCCTATTCGACAATACCGGCGAATCCGTCGCTATCAGTAACCAGTTAGTGGTTTTCAACGAACCAGTACACGACCTCGCCACGACGGGAACACTCACGGTTAGCGAAAGCAACATCAACTATGCCGTGGTAAGCGGCGTTGGCACACTTGTCGGGCAGGAGTACACGCACAACACTCGTGTTATCAGCAGACCGACAGGATTGACCGGCAAACGCTATGTGAAAATCCTTGAAGATAATCAGTTAATCGGCTTGCATAATTCGGCGAATGTGTCAAGGCGTATGGCGGCCTACTACTCAACGCCCATTTCGGCAAAGGTTGAGGGTTACGACGAAACAGGGTTGATTTTGCCGGGAACGATGGTGTCTTTTACAGATGCTTACGGAACCGAGCGAACTGGTTATGTGAAGAGCCAATCTTTTGACCTCGGCAACAAGTTTCGTGAACACTATGATGTGTTAACAGGTTGGACTCCCGGGCCGTTCGGTGACTCGTACTCGGCCTATAAGACCTTTACATCCTCGGACATCACAAGTGGGCGAATCAACTTTCCTCCGTCTATGGTCGGGAAAGATGCACTCATCGTTTTATTCGGCGGCGCACAGGGCGGTCAAGGCGGCTACGACGGAGAGGCAGGCGAAGCACCGAGCGGACAGGCTAATTACGGCAAAATTGCCCCGGGTGGCCTTGGCGGTATGCCCGGCAATCCCGGCGACCGTGGAATGGTTTTGTCGGTGCAGGTAGCAGAATTGCCCGAATACTAC